ATAACAAATCAGCCTTTTACATCGTCGCCTCATCATCACGTATTCGCTGAGCAGATTCAAGCGTTATTAAATCTTGAACTTCTTTCATCCAATCAGTAACACCACTCATCGTATCAAACTCTTCATCAGTATAACCAAACACGTTCTTCTTTACTGACTGAATAACAGTGCCAGTAACCTTCTCACCAAATTGTTGAATCTCAACTGCACTCTTACATGTTGCGGGTAAATTCTTAATTCGCAACATCATCTCATCGATAGTATGCTTACCAGGCAACTTACCCATTATAAAACCTGTTATAACGGCAAATGCCACACCGCCAAGATGAACAATGGCTCCCAGTATATCGAAATTCTTCACATACTCCATAACATCGGTGTTGTTGTCTGTATTTACATCGGCACTTTGGGCAGCGGTAAATTGCTTTGTTCTCTTGGCGCAAGACACTAAAAAATTAAATGTCTTTGTAAAAAGCGCCTGCAAAACATGCGCGGCCTTGCGTACTAATCCTAAATGATGTGCTAAGGTAAAGCAGCAGGCCGCAACAGTGACAGTATCCTCAAGATTACGAAAAGCAACCATAACGATACCGGCCATAGAAGCAATATTAACCATAATATCGTCTCTGCCTGGGAACATTGATTGTACCTGTTCCAATACTGGTGTGAGCACATCGACTTTGAGAGCCGGTATGCTAAACTGAGGGGTCGTCTTGGAAAAAACTGGCATATTGAGAAAGAATATACTTCAATTAACAGGAATACAATAAATATTTTAAAATTGTTCATATAACGCTTTATAAACGATCGATGAGGTTAATTCTTATAGTTGTACTTTTCATATTTGGTTTGGTTATTCTTAACCGACGAGATACTTTAATGTTAGTATCAGACCCTTACAAGACAATGCGCCAGGGAGTTACCAATAAAGCACTTGACCAAGCAACATCGTAATGAGTAATGAAACAAAGGATGATAATGAATTCTATGTATTAAAACATGCGCTCCAACGCTAATTTAAGAAGGAAGCCACGAAACCAGTTTAAATTCAACAAATCAAACACTCTCTTCAAAGAGATGGTTACGATTTTTTACGCACTAACATAGAAAACTAAATGATGACTAGCACTCGTTTTTTATTTTGTTTTATATTTTTGTAGTATATTGACTTAGACCATCAGCAAAATGTTGGGTCGATGAATAAATAAATAAAATAGCTACAATCTAGAAAATGACTATAAAATAATATAAATATTTGTAATATTTGTTTGTTAGATAGTGACTTAGAAATATAAAACGGTTAAATAGGATCAATGAGTAAGCTCAGATATGCAGAGCCTTGACCGGACAGCAAACGAAGTCTGTACGATGGGATGTAACAAAGAGTTCCTCAACAATACTAAATATACAATGACCAACCATTTATGGTCAAGGTCAAAACGT